ATAGCAGTTCATTATATATAGAAAGTTATATCCAGATAAATCATCAGTGACTTGAAAATCATCTGTGGATGAAAAATTCTTAGCACTGACAATTTTTGTCATCCCTCCCCCCGAACTTATTTTGCCACCGACATTTACATTCCCATTCACGGTCAGATTATCCACCGTAGGGCTATTGCCACCTCCAGACGGAGCAAGCCCATCCACGGTAATACTGCCGCCTCTTATTATAGTTGACATTTATTCCTCCTTTCCTCAAAACTCACCGCAACATATAGTATGTCTGAGATTCCGTACACGCTATATGTTGTGGGTGGTTTTGAAATAAAAGTGTTGTTTTATTGTTACGAATAAACTATTAACACACAAATATACCCTTTTTGTACATCTGCCGCTGAACGGGCTACAAGCCTGATAAAATCACGATTTGTTGCACTCGCCATTCCATTCCATTCAACGCTAATATCTATATTGTCGTTTTGCAGCATTACACCTAAATTCGCAAACACGCCAATAAGTTGATTAAAATCATTTATCTGATTTGTAAACGTAGAGAATGGAATCGTCGTGCTTCCGTCAGTTTGGATATCAGACGAAACATAATGTTTAAAACACCTTATTTTAGGAAGCCTTGTGCCATTCCTATAAATATCATTACCATCTATACTCGTAGCCATTCCTCACTCCTTTCCGTCAGGAACTAAGTCCTGACTTATCTTGCATATAATTTGAATGTGTTTCCAGACGTTGCCTGCCCGTTGTCTAAAAGATCAACTCTAAATTTGTCTTCAATTTCATTAAACACTGCCACAAGCAGCTGATTATTTGTAGCATCAAGATACCTGGAATTGTTAAGTCTAACAATTTTCCCTGTCTTGATACAATCTGTTGATGCCATTGTGTGAATTATATAAAGATAGTTCCCATTAACAAAAAAGGTACACTCCAGATATAATTCCGAATAATTAGATTTAACAGCCGCTAAATCTAATGAATAATCGGTATCAACATTGCCCGAAGAAATCTCCGTCCAAGAGGTCAACCCCCCCCCGAACTAAAAGAAAGGCGACTTCCGTCTATTGTTGTAGCCATAATAAAACTCTCCTTTCATTTTATTTAACCAATATCTTGCATCTGTTCCCGTCTACTGCCATTACACGGTAACATAAATACTGCTCACTTTCAGTTGCAATACCATCATCACCGCAAGTTACGTACCCGTTAACCTTTGCCGTACCGTCATGTTCTACCCAAAGTTTACCGATAAGTCCGACAGGCTTACCGTCATTACTCATGTCACCGACGATTGCGGGTGCTTCTGAGGTAACGCCAAGGATATAGTCATCCTCGGGCTGTGCAAGTCGTATCTTCTCACCGTCCAAGGTTACAAATCTGCATACCGGGCAATCTTCCGCTTCCTCAAACTTTTCTGCGTAGTCACTTCCGTTTACCGTTACTATGCCCTCGACTTCAAGATTGCCGCCGGTATAACTGTCCGTAGTGGAGTTGTATTCCTTTTTGATGTGGATCTTGTCGGTTACAGCTACATCGATAGTACCAAATTTACTAATGTCAGCATCCATTGCTACATCTGATGCGTTATTGGGAATGACAGATAACTCACCTCCGCTACCGGTTGCTGACACATTTACAGTTACGTCGCGCAATGCACTACTGGTGGTGTTATACGCAGCCATATAAAACTGCGCATTGCCAGATTCTGCTTTCAAACGAACTACGTTATTATCGTTAACAGATGAATATACCTTTATATCATTGAAAGCTTTTACTTCACCACCAGCGTTTAAATCGCCCGACAGATTGGTCTCAGGTTCGTTGATGGTGAGCGCAGTAGGAGTAATATTGACCCCTGTCGCAGGACCGGCATACATGTGGATTCCGGATGAATCTACCTGGAAACCATATATGCTTTTGTAGATTGTTGCGCCATCTGCTATTTCTAAAGATTTAGCTTCTGCCTTGCCGTCCCAGTCTATTGTGAAACCATTTGCACGGTCGTTTTCATCTCCGATGCCGACTATAAACACATACTTGCCTTTAGCTGTGCCATCTGCTCCTGTATTATCTGCTTCGTTATACTCACCTATGACAGTCTGACTTCTTCGCTGAGCTATAGTCTCGTAGCCACTTGCATGGGAAGCTATACCTGAAGCCGTAACGTCGGCACCTTCTGCTGTGGCGTAATTACCTACATTAGTGCTCATCTTTCTTCCCGCAGTAACATACTCACCTGCGATCTGAACCGGATCTACTTTAGTCGCGTCCCATGCTCCAAAAGCTTTAGCTGCTTTAAAACGGTATGTATGGCCATTATATGTAACATATTGACCTGCGTTGTAATTCAACTGTTCACTAAAATTTGAAGCAAGTTCAGTTAAATTAGCTTTCCCGCTAATATCCTGATGGGAAGTTAAGTAATCGCTATGCTTATGCCCGCTATCCGTAAGATTTCCATTACTATCAAGCCCAGCAAAATTGCCGTTTGTTGCAGACGCTACCTTGTCAGCCTTGTCACTAATCTCAGCATCCACTGTAGTGACGCTTACATTCTGTCCTGCGCCGCTCGTTACTATCGTGCCTCCGCTTGTGATAGCCGATGTGACCTTGTAAAGCACTCCACTGAGTACAAGTCTTTCTCCTACTGCATATGCTTTACTTGCTATTGTAGTAGATTCCACAGTTGCAACATTAGTTATAGCATCAACTTCTTCCAGTAACGCTATACGTTTAGCAGAACTATCATAGAAATATGGCTTATTATTACTTTTAACACCAATAAGACCTAAAGTAGAATTATCAGTACCCTTTGTATATTTCAACCATGTCTCTGTAGAACTGGAACCGCTAACTAAATTTAGTGGAGATATACCAGTAGATTTGGATATAATCTCATCTGTAAATGTTTTTGTACCTCCTATGGTCTCATTACCAGTTTTATGAACTAATGAAGTATCAGCTACTCCACTATCTGCCAGATTACCATTAGCATCAAGTTTTGCTAAGTTGTTTTCCGTAGCACTCCGTACTTTATCTGCCTTACCCGCCACACTTACAACGGTTCTGTTATTTGACGAATCATCTGTTACGGAAGCATCCGTAAACTGTAAGTTAGAACGGGCTGTCATAGCTATACCAGAACCATCTTCTATCGTATGACCACCTGTTCCACTTCCACCGCCGGAACCATTCAGAAGTGTCCAAGAGTATATACCGCCACTCTCCGTACACTGATATATGCCACCTGTCTCATACCCGGATTGTGTGCCAATAAGCAGTTTTATGGAATCCACATAATCTATGGAAGCAGTAGGCAAACTTGACGTTGCTGATATATCGCCGCCTTGTAATGCCGTTGCTATGGCATTTAAGGACGTAACGATATTTGCTCCCGTGGTATCAAGAAGTATCGGACGTACTACCGTCTGCGTTACGGTCTGTCCGTTCTCTGTTACTTCTACATCATAGGTAACACATATCTTGCCATTGACAATAGACAGCCCAACGTCAACTTGCTTACCGTCCAATGCTCCCTTTACAACTTTGTTTTGTACCGGGTTTTCACTCACATTGGATAAAGCATCATCAACGTCTACTGTCTTGTTATTTAACGCTCCTAACGCTCCCTCTACCGTTGTAGCCGTAGACCCGTCTATTACTAAAGGGGTCACAAGCGTTTTGGTCTGTGCGGCGTCTACGCCCGTTATAAGGGTAGATATCGCTAACTGTATCTGTTCATCTATCCTCTGCCTTGCGGATATCTCCTGTGATATGTCAGTATTAAGTCTGCTTATTACGTGAGTGATAACCTTATTCTGAACAGGATTTTCACTCACACTTGATAAAGCGCTATCTACTGTAATCTGCTGGGCATTAGCAGATAATGTATTAGTTTCACTATTATACGTAAGGTTATCCCCTACAGTTACAACATCCGGAAGTTCCAGTTCTACAACACCTGTTTTACCATTAACAGAGTCTACAGAAGAATAAACTACTACTTCTCCACAATCTTCCTCTGTACCATCATCATACACAACTATAAAATGGTCATTGTCATTTATATAAATTCTACTAATACCTTTACCATCATTACCATTATAGACATCCATAGTGTCCGTTTGCTCAACACCACTATCTAATGTCCATTTAAAAGTAACTCTTTGTCCTGCTGGTTTAGTAGGTGTTTCGGCAATATCTGTTATGGAATCTATAACACAGTTTTTACCCTTTATAGCACCGGCACCTTCTACAGTTTCCTCGGTATATTTCTTAGAAAGTATATATGCCTGCTGAGCTGTTAACGCCATAATTCATCACTCCTTATACCCAATTCCATTCCCCTGTAGATTTCATAAATGCCATATCTGCTTCGGCAGTCATTACATCACTACCTTGAGATATAGTATATCCTTTAGGGAATCCCACAATACTATCCGTACTGGAAGTAACATCCGTTTTAGTATCTGCAAACAATGAAACTGTAGCCTCTTTTTTAGTAGTATCCAATTTTATATCTGTCACTTTTACCATTTTTAATCACCTCAATCCGTGGGTAATTGTTATAATACGTCACTTTAAATATACAACATTGTTAAAAAATAAACAAGTATTAATATTAATTTTATGTAAATTAAAAACAGTTCCTAATATATAGGAACTGTTTAAAACATATAAATGTATATTAATTTCCTTTTCTCGACCAATGCTTATTCAATGCGTATCTAACGGCATCAATCGAATGATTATTATAATCTGGATAAGAACTTATAAAATTACCATCTTTATCCTGTTCATATTCATAATTAACAAACTCTCTATAAGTATCCGGACATTTACGTTTATCTATATAGATATGAGCTAAACCTTGTAGCCATTTTATTCCGTATCTTACAGACTCTGGACCTTTTTCAGCACCTCTTATAAATGCCCCATATGCCTTAAAGTCATCTATAGATTTCCACTCAGCACTATCTGCAATTACTTGTTCTTCCCTGCCAACAAGTTTTAATTCATCATACAAAGTGAAAAATACATCTTCATTTCTTGTTCTTAGTGTACTATATTCTGCAAATATATACAAATCTAACTTTTTTGCATCAAAGTGCATACGAACAAAACGAAAAGGATCTCTTGCATAACCCCAGTCTATTCCATTATATATATGGTCAAATGTTTCATATAATTTAAACCTTCTACCATTTATATCTACAAGTTTATTGGAATCAAAATCCTCAACGTTAGGAAATACATCTCCACCTGTACCTGTAGCCACACCCATATACTCATGTATATACGCTCGCTCATTTATTGCCTTTAAGTCTTCAGCTTCTTCTATAAACTGTTGTCCAAGCCAATCTGGTGGAACATCCAAATATGTATTTCTTACAACAAGTGTATTCTCTCTTGTCTCAGCAATATCGGCATATTCATTTGCCCAATTTAATTTACTTATAGGAGGGTTAAAAGTTCTAAAATCCCAAAAAGTAGGTCCACCTCTCATTGTGGACTGTAAAACTTTACGTAATTCAGCTTCACCCGAAAATTGGTCTAACTCCTCCCACCATGTAACTCCTATATATCCAAAAGGAACTTTTATGGATTTTACTTTGTTGGGGTCATCCAATCCCATAAAAAATATCTTTTGCCCTGTAGGTTTATATACAATAGGATTAGAATATGTTTTTGGAATATGAAATAACGCATCAAGTCCAAGTTTATATATTCCCCATATAACCTGAGAATGTATACTTGTTTGAATAGTATTACCTACCTTACGAAAACACACAGCATTTATATCTGGATTAGACATAAGCAATAAGGGTAATACTATACCCCCTACAAAAGAAGATTTTGTACTACCTCTACCTCCGGCAAATACATAATGTGTATGTCCATGTGCCATAATATCCTTAAGCACATTGAAATACATAGGTATAATACTATTTTTTAAGTCAATATTGACATTAATATCCTTTGTATTGTTAGTAGTTCTACGCATAAATTCAATATACTCAATACACTCTTACTTATGTTATTTTATAATTATTTTGCTTACGTGCTTGCCTAATTCTATTATTGTACTCCTGTAATTTCTTACTGTACTGTATATATTTTTCACAAGTAGAATGGCAAGTTACTGTTCTTTCTTTACACCCAAGACATGGTGAACTTATCCTCACGTAAATATTCTCCTTTTTTATTTAACAAAAGGTGGGTATGTTATAATAAACATACCCACCAGTATAAAGGGGGTTTATATGTCCAAAGAAGCAAAGCCTCTCGACAACAAATTTATTTACCATCTCCCCAGTCTAAAGTAACTTTTATTTGAGGTACTTCCGGTACAGCTAACTTTTGCTGCATATCTATTTGACGTTTAGCAAGTTCCTGTGCCGCCTTAGTCCTTTCTGACAAAGGTGCTTCAAGTCCAAATTGATCTTGAACATCTCCACGCATAACAGAACTAAGATATTCAAGTATTTCAGATGCATCAGCTATCTTTTCACTTTTTAACTGCTCCATCTGATATTCTATCTCTTCTTTTATATAATCCCTACTAAGAAGATTATTACCTGATATACGTGTACCTCTATATCCGGCTCGTTTAGCCGCTTCACTATAATTTCCGGTAGCTATATACTCTGAGATAAATTTGGCTTCTCTTATAGTAATTTTATGACCGGAATTTGTAGTTAAAAATTTTTCCTTTGGAGCATACTTAGCCATCGTTAAACACTCCTTATTCTATGACAAATTATTCCTCTACCACGTAGTTTCCTTGTGCTATAAACTCTTCCAGTTCTGCTTCCATTTCGGCATCTATAGCATCAAAGTCTACTTTATCATAGTCCTCCGGAGGTTCATAATTCTCACTGTTAAGTTTTTCAAACAGTTTTAAACCTTCCTCTGGACCAAACTCTTCCATAAGACACTTCTTCTCAATAGCTTTTAAACCAACTAATTGAGAATCCCATACATCATTAACATTACTCATTATAAACCCTCCTTATATAATTACTTTTTCTTAGTAGACTTCTTTCTAGGTTTTTTAGGCTTAGGTGTAGTATCTCTCTTAGGATTTCTACCCGACCCGGATATTTGTTTTACTTTACCTACTGTGGGTCTGTTAACTGGAGTATTTTCGGCATTACGTATAGTATGGAACTGAAGGTCAAACTTTTTAAACACAGGAACCTTATTTCCATTGGAATCTGTAGTTGTACGATTAGTTTTCATACCTACAGTAGCATTACGTCTTAATTCTGTAGTCCAATGACCACCTGCCCTATGACGTGCTTCTAATGCTGCAGCTTCCGGACTCAACCCTCTTTCCTTAGCCTTTCTTAACTGTGTTTTATAAGAATTCTCAGCGTTACGGTCCTGTGTATTACGTAATCCCTGTATATAATTTTTAAATCCTTCCCTATCAAATTTAGGTCCGGCAGTTATTACATAAGTAGTGCTACCCCCTTGACCATCAGGTACAGTTATACGCATTTCTTTCCATTTAGAATCTGCAAAATTTAAAAGTTCATTAGAAGTAGGTCCAGCTCCATACTGGTTAGCTGTTCCTTTTTCACCTGCTTCTCCTATATCTCTTAAATTTCTATTAAGTACGGCTATTCCACCCTCTACATTTTTCATAGCCCTTGAAAAATTTATAGGCTTATCTTTGTCATAGGCAACAAATACTCTATCATCCGTACCTGTAGCATCATTATGTTTAAAAATGGATACACCATTAGAACTTCTTTTGGCACCATTTTCTGCCATACGTCTATAATAATCTTCAACGTGTTGGATTGTAGCACCCATGGTTATTTCCTCCTCTTTTTATTTTCTTTATATCCAGAAGCCAATACTGCCTGTCCTTGTGCTTCGGCTTTCTTTTTGGCATCTTTTCCATAATATACTTTACCGGAGTTACCCCATTGATATCCTCCGTCTTTTGTTTTATGTACTGGCATTACTTTTTCTTTCCCTTATTACTATAATAGGCATCTACTTTTTTCTTATCCCATGTAAGTTTTTTAACATTATCTTTCTTTCCGTCTTTTGGCATATTTCCAAAACCGGGTCCTTCTTTATATTCATAGTTCTTAGGAATATCCTTACTTTTAGATTTCTTAGTTGCCATATATAACCTCCTTTATCAAAGACCTAAATGATATCTAAACAAAGAATCCGAAAATTCTTTATATCTATTAGTTTTACGTTTTCTTACAGAGTTATATGCCTGTTTAGTTAAATCCATTATTTCTCTTGCTAATGGATGAGCATCTGTACGGAATGCTGAATGAGATACATATGCTTCGGCAAATATCTCAGGATTATAATGTGAATTAGTTGGTTTTTGTCCCTTTTCAAATGCTTCTTTACCATAAGAATAAGCATATCTACTAAGACTATGTATTAATTCCTGTTCTGTAGGTTTATGGTCAAACCCCAATATCTTCCATTTAGATTGAACACGCTTAATTGCCGCAGGAACTATTACGTTACTTATACCTAATCCATTACCTTGTTTTAACTCCTTTAAAGAGAAATTTTTATCCCCTATCTTAACAAATTTAGCATTAGAATCAATATATAACCCATTGCTTGGAACCGTAAAAATTTCCCCAGATTCAGCATCATAATTAGTTCCATTAAGCTTATTGTAGGCAGCTATTTGATTACCCCATAGCTCTAGATCCTTATTTACCGTAGGTGCCCGTTCCGTAAGATAATCCATAAACTGTCTATCTATATTATGAGCCAACTCATGGTCAAATATATTATTCTCTATAGTACCGTTACCGGAACTCCAAGAACCACCTTCTTCATTTTTCTTAACCTCCCTTTGAGCTTCTTTAGTAGATGCTTCATAATCAGCTAAAAAATCTTTATTAATACGTAGTTGACCATATCCATCCATAGATGCCGTTGCACTCATATCCTTTACAGATACCTTAGTAACAGTATTTATAAGAGGAAACTCACTATTAATTTTCTTAGCAGAATTTTCCAAATCTTTACTAAAACGTTTATCATATTTCTTTAAAGAATTGGTTGCTACGGTATTACCGAACATACCTGTATTAATATGAGAACCCATGTTACAAATCTCCCAAAGTCATTCCTTTTTCCTTGTACTCTTCTTTCATTCTGTTCCATACCTCATTATCCGTAGGTATTTCTTTACCCTCTATTTTAAAGAGTAAATCTCTAAGAAAAAGAACAACCTGTATCATAGAACTGGATTTAAACAATTCTACATTTACTTTTCTACCTGATTCCTCATTCAATGTAGATTGTTTAATACAATGAAGTGTAATAGGACGTTGTAATTCTTCCGAATAAAACTGTGTAGTATTATACAGTATTCTACATCCTTTTACATTTAATGCCGTTTGCAATTTTTTTATCATTTGAGAATTACTCGGCATAGGTCACTCCATTATACTGTAAAATCTTTCTTTATTTTATTCCATGACTTCATTGCTAAATCCG